ACTCTTTCATTTCAACATCTGCTACTCTTGCAAATAATTGAAGTTGTTCATCTCCGTTTTGTATTGCTCTTTCTATCTCTTGAAATACACGAGATATAGCAGTACCACCAGCTTGTGCAGGAACACCAATAGCTTGAAGTGCTGTAGCAAAAGCTAACGCATCAGCAGTAGAAGCACCAGTCTGTTCAGCTGCAGTAGCAATACGTAATACAGTTGTAATGATTTCATCTTCAGTTGCTGCAAAGTTGTTACCTAAATCTACTAATGCAGAACCTGTTCTTTCAAAAAAGTCAGACATAGCTTCATCAGGTATGTTTGCAATAGCAGCTAACCTAGCTAAAGCTAAAGCAGCAGATTCTGTACTTAGTACAGTAGCAACACTTAATTTAGAGACTGTATCAATAAATGCTTCAAGAGATTCAACACCTATACCTAACTGTCCACCAAGCTCACCTACTCTAGCTAATTCTGTTGCAGCAATAGGAAGCTCTGTTGCTAACTGTCTAATTTGACCAGAAAGCATTTCTAATGTTTCATTATCTGCATCTACAGTTTTCCTTACACCTGCAAACGCGTCTTCAAAAGCTATTAAAGATCTTACTCCAAGAACTGTTGCTGAGGCAATAGTAGCTACAGAAGCAGCAGCACCTACCATACCTGCACTTGCTATCCTAGATATATTTTGACCTGCTCTGGTAAGTGGAGTTAATTGATCCACCATACCTTTTGTAATTTCGTCAATGTCAACAAGCTGGGCTGTAATAGCCAGCCTCAGTTGCATTTCTTGATCTACACCTGCCATTTATCTATCCTGTACTTCTTGCATAAAATTATCTAGTGAAATTTGTTTTCTTTCTCTACCTTCTCGACCGCGCATTTTGTCAAGTTGTTTCTTGTACCATCTACGGTCTTTATCTTCAGGGTTATAATCCTCTCCTGATTTAGCAGATTGATATATAGGTAAGAAAAATACGGAATCTTCAAAAGGCATATTAGACATTAATCTTATGAATCTTCTCCAAGATACGTCTAATGGTTGTTTTATATTATAGTAGCGTAGAAAATCTGCTTCCAGAGCACCCCAGCGTTCTACGATTTCAACTGGAGTGAAATTTATTTTGGGTTATCACCCTCTTCTCCTAAAGTTTCATCTACGGCTTCTATGTCAGCAGATACTCCGTATTCTCCTAGAAGATATGCTAAAAGTTTTTGCAGTTGTTCCCAAGATGCTCCATCTTCTAACATTTGATCTAGGTTACTTTGACCTACCAATGTTGCTAACCATTCTGGAATTTGTGCTGCAGCTAGTTGACCAGTGTCATCCATAAACCGCAGTTGTCCTAGTACTACCCTTGCAGGTAATTCAGGTGGAAACTCATAATTTCTACCAGCTATTTTGACTTCAATCGATTCTTTGTCAGACTCTTCGACTGCAGCATCAAAATCCATAAATCTGTTCTTCTCACTCATTTACTTCTCCTATCTAATATTATGGGTTACTTGAACCACCTGCACCGGCAGCGTTAGTATTATCAACGATGTCGAACAGGAAGTGATAACCATTACTATCTGAGCCAACGTTAATTGTTGAATCAGGTACTAATATTTTGAACTCTGTTGATAAAACAACTTTTTGTGGAGCTTTTGCGTGTTGCATAGAGAAAGAACCAACGCTTACAGCGCGTGGGATTCTAACGTGTCTTGTTGCAACTCCGTTTGTTCCAGTAGGACCATCAGCAACTAATAACATTGCATATTCATTAAATGCAGATGATGTTGGAGGCACTAGGGTATTAAACCCACTAGCGGTTGTTCCAGCAGCACCGTTTGCACCACTACCGATTTTATCGGCAGATGATGATCCACCACCAAGAGCTATGATTAACTTTGTATGTGAAGCTTGTGAAAGTTCACCTGTTAATCTAACTTCTTGAGCAGTTTTAATTGTTTTAATAGGATCAACTTCTTCAGCCACCATAATGTCTTCAAAAGTTTTATCCATTTCAAGAGTCCAACCATCCTCAGAATAACCTACTTCATCCCAAGCAACAGTCATTGCTGTTGGGGCGTCAAAGGCTCCGGAATCATTTCCCGGAAAATTCAAACCGGATGTTGTTCTGTCCTTAATATAAAGGACACCAGTACCTATCAATACCTCAGATATTGAACCATTTGTAGCTGGCATATTACTCTCCTACTATATATACTTATACTTCAATTGTCGCGACAATTGACTTACGTCAATTACCTATTCCTCTTCTGAATACCATTCTTCAGAGGAGTCTTCTTCCACGACTTCGTTGTCCTCAACCTTGTCGGTAAGATCAACGCGCTCAATTACTTGGTTAGTAGCAATTGACTCATCTTCAGCGATGAAGACTTGTCCTTGCATATTGCTGCTTATTGGCTTCATATGCTTGCTCATATCCTTCCAAGTACTCTCTGAGACTTCTACCCAAGAATTTTTAGTAAATAGAGTTTCATCACCATTAATTTCCCACCACACTTGTGTGAAAGGCATCAATGGGTTAACTTGTACTTTTTTCATTATGTATCATACCTATATGTCATTCCTATAGTTATAGTATACAACCCCAACCCAGTTTCTGTTTCCTCTACTCGTGAAATTCCTTCTATGATTTCCATACCGTAAATAAACGCTTTTGAATTGTCTGAAAGCGTTAATGATATGTTTTCTTCATTAAATGCTGATTGTTGCACAGCTGAAGCTAGCGAATAAGCAGTAGAGTAATCTGCATTGGTATCTGTAGCATCACCACCCCATCTACCAGCAAAACAACTTATAGGGATAATAGCCTCTTCTATAAGAACTTGACTTCTTGGACTTACAGGTAAACCTCCACCTCTAAAAAACACTAAAAAAGGTAATGTAGCGTTTCTCGGAAGTCTAGTAGCTATTCGTGTACCACAAATATTAGTTATAGGTGTCCTATTTATTGCCCAAGCCCTAAATGTTACTTCTGCATCAGGAGCTGAATTTTGATTACCGTATACCATAATTATCTATCTTCAAATCTTATCACAATACTTCCATCGTTAGCGTAATTGGTTACAAATCCACCTGTAGTTCTTTTTCTTGGCTTTTCTATTTTTTCGTTATTCATACCACTCTGTAAAAACATTAAATCTTCAATCAAAGAAGCTGTTTGTATATCGTCTGAACTTCTTCTTCTTGTAACATTGTTTATTGCACTTCCTGACTGATCTTCGTATCTTACTGTTGTTTTACCACCTTGTTTTGAAAATCTTTGTCTAAGAACTAATTGTGCTGTTGGTAATTGAGGATCTTTATAAATTAAATCAACTGCTCCATTTGATCTTTTGTTTACAATAGGTTTTATTAATCTACCTCTATTTGCGTGTCCACCACCTAATGTTGGTTTATGTATTTTTGCAGTATAAGCAAACAAACCTAATTCTTCAGCTCTAGATTTTGATATATCTGTTTTGAAATAAAAAGATAAAGTTGGTAATGCTTGTCCTTGATCGTCTGCCATAGCAATAGCTTTCAATGTTTCTGATTGAACCATATCTCTATTTACAATATTTCCTCTAGATTTTATAACTCCAGATGTACCTGAAACATTTACACCTTTAAATATTGAAGGCAGTTTATTTTTATTATATTCGTCAATAGCTCTTATACCTGCTTTTTGAACCCTAGCACCTCTACCAGTTCCAAGTTTTCTACCTTGAATACCAACAACTCCACTAGGTGTAGTAGAAAATATACGCTGTTCTTTATCCCGTTCTTTAAATAAATTAGTTAATGTTTTATTTTCTCTATCTAGCTCAGCTCTTACAGCTTTACGTTCATTTTCAAGTCTTTTTAATTTTGTTGTTGATAGTGCACTCTTACTAATAGTTTTTTCACCTGTAAGGTCTGATATTTTCATTTGAGGTTGTTTTAACACAGGTATTGCATCACCTTTTTTAATTGGACCATAATCTTCTATGTATGTATCAGCATTTGCTTTATGCTTTCCAACTTTCCAAAATACCTGATCTACTTCAGAATCCGTAGGCTTTACATAACCTTGTTTTTTCAAACGATTTGTTGCTGCTCGGACATCTGTTTTTTTCATTCTGTCTTCTGGCTTAACTAAATCATCAAGTCTATTTGCTTCAGCTCTTACTTTATCTTCAGCTTTTTGTAATTGTGATTCTAATTTTTGAATTTTTGTTTGTGTAGATGAAATTTTCTTATCTGTATTACTGACTATTTTTATTCTTCCTTCGCTGTCTTGTTTGACCTCAAAGAAACCTTTTCTACTTCTTACAGTCTTAGTTGTTGCTTGAATAAATTCAGAATGAGGATCACTTAAACTTTGACCTCTTGCTCTTAGTTGAGCTCTAAATCTTCTTCTTTCATCTGCATCGTGAATACTATGTAAATGCTCTCTATTTGTTCTACCTGTAAGTCTTGTTCCTCCACCAGTAGTGTTAACTTTTCTGTTTTGATATGTATAAGGTAATTGTTTATTTACTTCGTTAACTATTTCTTTCACAGCATCTACTTCAGCTTTTATTCTTAAATCATCTTCTAAACCAGTAGCAATAACTCTTTGTCCACCTGTTCCACTTCCACTAACTCTTGAACCGGTAGTATACCCACCTGCACCTTGAGCTTTAAGTGTTCTGTTGATAACATCTTCAGCACTTTCAGTTCTAGCAAGATAATTAGGATCTCCTACAGCACCACGACCTATAGATTCTATTTCAAGTTCTTTAACAAATTTATCAACATCAAGAACTTCAATTTCATACTTACCAGTCTTTTCATCTCTGACTGATCTGATTACTCCTTCTCTTTGTAATTTTTTTAATTTAGTTTGAACTTGTTCATTTAGAACTACTTCACCTAAATCAAATCTATAATCTTTTTGAATAGATACTTTTGCTGGCTCTATTACTGTATTCTTGTAATGACTTTGAGCTCCTCTACCAGCTATAAATTTACCATTTTTATTTCTAAGTTCTCTCATATCTGCATATATAGGGACACGACCTGTGCCAGAAGTTATTGCATAAGGAATCTTTTCAACAGTTTGAACTTTAACTCTTGTTCTTCTTTTATTAGTTGGTTTTGTTTTTTTAAGTACTTCTTTTTCTGTAATTTTTTCGTAATACTCATCACCATACATAACTCTCATTGCAGCCATAGCACCATCTTCTTGTGCTTCTGCAAACATTCTTCCTGTTTTATCATATTCTTTCATACCAAAATATTTTTCGTAATATGCCATAAAATCTTGATTACCTGCTTCTTGTGAAGAATAAGATGTTTTAACTGTCTTTCCTCCCTTTTTAGCTTGTTGTAATTCAATTTGTTTTTCTAAAGCTTCACCATCTTTTGATAACCATATTTTTTGTAAACGCTTATGTGTTTCTGTATATGATCTACTTACAAATTTAGAAGGATCCATTTTTTTATTTTTAGCAGCTATTTCATCTAAAACTTTTTTTGGTGTAAATACTTCATACATTTTTTTTATGACTGGTTTATAAGTTCTTTCTATAAACTCAAGAGACCTTTCTGCAAAAAATGTAGGACCAATTGGTTTATTCTTAGAAGGCTCTAAAGGATTAAATAACATACCCCCATAATTGGCTATCCATACATAAGGTGCTTTATCTGCCATACTGTCTGGTGATGTACCTCCAACAGAAACAGCCCACTTAGCTATTACGTTTTCTTCTGGATTTTTTTGCACAGGGTGAATCATTACAGAATCAGCTAAATTATTAGGTCCAAACTGAACAATAGTTCCACCTATATTCATAGTAAATTCTGTTCTAGGAGCTAGTGCTCTTAAAGAAAAAGCCAATTGATTTTGCATTTGAGTAAATAAACTTCCTGTTTCCATATTAAATATTTCGTGATGAGCTTTTCTAGTTGCTTTTGCACCAAAGACTTCAAGAATGTTAAAACCTTTTGACTTCTGATGAATTTTTTTATTTAAATAACTACCTATTTGAGCACGAGCTAAACGAAGTACAACGTTGTTAGTGTTGGGCAAGACTGCATTAACAGCCAAACCACCTAGCCTTCCTTTGATACGGTTATTAATACGTGCTTTTACTTTACCTTTTGCTAAAGCATTAATATCTCTACCGTGTCTTTGTAACCCAAGTGCTCTACCACGAGCTGTTCTCAAACCACGAAAAGATCCGGGTGATAAAGATAAACCAAAACCTGCTGCTTTTGATATTGTAATAACAGTTGAAGATAACTTGTTAGATACAGATTTTCCTCTTATTTTTTTAGGATTTTTTTTAGTAGTTTTTCTACCTGCCAATTTTACTCCCTAAATAAACAGGAAGCTACGGTATAGCAGTCGTCTCCCTTAGAATCTCTTACAGTATTGATTGCAATTATTTCGTAATACTTTGTTCCATCTTTGATTCTGTCACTAGCTTTTACATCAACAGTCTCACCAAAATATAGTGTAAGTGACTCAACTATTGTATTTCTACCATCTCTATCTTCTGCTGTACCACCACTGACTTTTCTACAATTAGCAGAAGCAGCAAGTGTAGACCAATCATCTGATATATTACCTCTTGAATCTGTTCCAGAGGCAGTTATTCTTTGAATTTCTACGGTATCGTTTAGTATGTGTGTGTTAAGTGGCATATAACTATCATAGCTTATACACCCAACCGATTAGAACATATCGTCTATGAAGACAGGTCCATATTCACCATATGATACGGAATAAATACTATGACCAAAAAAGTCTAGAGCCATTTGATAAGCTTGATCATCTTTAGTCATATCGGGGTCTAATTCTTTCCAATCGATAGATTTATCATCCATATACTCTTGGTACAAATTATTTACAATAATACCTGTAGAGTATGCAACACATTCTCCTAGTCTAGGTATTGTTGCTACACCTAATATTGCGTTATCGTGTCCTTCCAAAAATTCTGCTTCTGGATTTGCACTTTCAATATATTGATATAAAAAGCCTATATTATCACTTTTTTCCATCATTCCACTTTCCTTTCAAATAAGCAGTAAGTAACATTCTTACAGCATACGAACTGCCCTGTTGTTTACGACCATCATAAATATCGTGATGAGTCATACATAAGACAGCAACATTTTCAGGATCATATTTTCTACTATCACTACCACCCATACCTTTTGCTTGTATGTGTGCAAGTTGTAGTTGTGACCTTGAATTACAATCAGCCCACTCACATTGATTATTAGCTCTCATAAATGCGAATAATCTAAGTTTTGTCATTTTGTCATCTGCCATAGTCAATTATACATATTGAAATGCAAAAAGCTGGGCTTTCACCCAGCTTTTAAGCAATCAATTAAGGAGGCTACTTATGTTCTAGAAGGTAATGGTTAATTACCTGAGATCATTTATAACCAGCTTCTATTTTACCTTATTATATAAAAATAAACCAAACTTTTAAGATGTTTTTTCTCTGTTTGATTTTCTGTGACATAAAGAACAAATAGCTTCTCTTTTATTCTTATCTCTTTTAGATTTGTTAAATTTATTTAAAGGTTTATCTTTTTGACAAACTAAACAAACTTTACTATTTTCTTCGGATTTAATAGTTTCTTTATATTGATGAGTTTTATCTCTAAGACCTACTAAGCAATCTATACAATATAATGTATAACCACTTTTATATTTTTGAGATCTTTCAAATTCTGTTATATCTTTTTCTTCTTGACATTGTAAACATTTTTTCCAAGTAGGATTCCAAGACAATTTTTCTGCTTTTGCTTTTGCTTGATTTACTCTTTCTACAAGCTCTGGCATATCTTTCATCCAAGCTTTGAATCTTTCATAACCTATAGGTAGCTCTTCATATGTTTTAGCAGTAGTTAAAGAGCCTTTACCCTCAGCAATTCTATCTAAAACAATTTGTGCTATTTCTGAATTGTAAGCTGACCTTGGAGCAACACCTGCTTGTTCTCTTAGTTGTCTAACTCTTTCATCAGACACTCCCCATTCTTTAGCCCATAATGATAATTTTTTATGAGGATCTTTTAAAAATAAATCTCTAGCCTCTTCTACTGTTGGTGCTATTCTATTAGGCATTCCTCCTCCTAATTATTTACTCGAAGAATATTCTTTTATAAGGCATAAGAGCTGTAATGTCAAAAGCAGTAAGAGCTGGTCCTAGTGGTGCGTTTAAAGGATCACCATAAGCTAAACTCAAGTCACCTATGCTTTCACTTTGTACAGAATAAAAGTTACCATCATTACCTGATGTGTCACTTTTGTGTGATTTTATTTCTGCTTTAGGTTGTTGTGAAGATAATTGTAATGCACTATTAACTAATCTTGCTACGGCTCTTGCAGAAGTATATTTTATTACATCTGGGATTGTTTGAAAACCACCTGCATAAACAACAGTAATGTTTTGCATAAGAGCATCTGACCATCTAGCTTTACCTGTTTTTACTAAATAACCTTCTTCTAGAAAAGCAACATAATCTTTATCATTACCTGAAGTTAAAGTAAAGCCGTCTTCTGTTACTGATGTAATTGAAACTACTGGTACAACTTTTAAAAATAAATGTGTTCTCTCACGACCGTCAAATTTTTCTGTAATTGATGCATTATATTCAATATCATAACCTAAGAATCTTTTAACTGCTGAGTCTACGTATGGAATAAATACGTTTGTGATATCAGTTTCTAAGCCAGATTCATAGTCTAGTTGACCTATTGCTTCTACATCAGAAACTGTGCAAAGAGCCATTAGGACTCCTTACTTATCTTCTGTATCTTTTGGCTTTACAGCTTTATTTTCTACTGATTTTTTTGGAGCAGCTTTAGGCTCTGCTTTTTTAGCAGGAGCTTTCTTTCCCCAACCTTGCTCTTTGAGCCAATCAGTTAGGTACTCGTATCCAGCTTTAGCAATTAAATCTGCTTGACTTACAGGTAAGTCTGCAGCTACGCCTTCCCAGATTTTACCATCAGGGAGCTTCCAAATATTTTTTTCTGGTATTGTATACATAAATCTATTTTACCTCAGAGTCGTCTTTCTTATCCTTTTCTTCATCAGAAACTTTACCTTTTTTTGGTTTATCTTTGATAATAAAATCTTTTAATGTTTCTTCAGATTGTTTAAAAAATTCTGCATCTCGAACTTTAAGTCCAAACATTTCTAATTGATTCTTTATATTTTGATTGTTCATAGTTCTCCTCTTGCTTAAAGGGCGAATATAAATCCGCCCTTTAAAACAATAATGTTACATCTGTGTTATTTTACAGAATGCAGTTGGTTTATAAATTGCAAAACCTAATCTCATTGTCAATCTAATTGCCAATTGATTTTTTGCAAAGAAGTCACTATGGCTGTCGGAAACAGCAAGGTCTACGCCTTCTCTCATAATAACTTGTGCAGCGTCTCCGCCACCGAATTTACCAACTAACACTGTTCCAGCATTAACAACTGTAGATGGTACTACATTTAGTCCCCAAATTTTTGGAGAAACATCAGCACCGAATCCACCAGCAACCACAAATAATGGGTTTTTGGCAGCAGCACCAGATGTTGTAGTAGCTACATCTGTTACGCCAGTAACAATTTGATACCAGTCTTCAGGATGCATAATCACAGCATCTGCTTCAACAAATGCATCTTTTCTGATTTCTGTTATTGCTTGATAAATTTGTCCGAGTCTACCTAATTCTCCGGAGTATGAACCAAATTGAAAGGAGTTAATTCCTGATTTGTTTAATACACCAGTTAAATTAGGAGCACTTCCGTCACCGTCCATAAGCTGATTGTCTAGTCTCAATTTCATCATTGTTGATAGTCTTGAGTTGACATAGCCTTGGATTCCAGCAACGTCAGCGAGTAACTCATCTGTTACAGGTAAGAAAGTAGCAATCTTTCTGATTGATTCTGTCTTTTCTGTAAACGCAAGTGCGGATTCGTTAGCTGAGCTAATGTCTCCAGATTCTGCAATCTCACCTGCATTGTTTGTGAAAGTTGTCTCTTCGAGATACACATAAGCATTTTGAGTTGTGTTGATTTGATCAAACAATCCAATTACGCTATCAGGATCTCTTAACGCGGTCTCCAATATTCCCGGAGCTCTTAAGCTCTCAGGTGGATAACCGGTTGTGTTTAAGGTTGTTTTAAATTCTGCGTGTGAATCTACACCTTTAACGCCTTTTTCTGTATATGCTTTATAAGCATCAGATTCAGCAAATTGTTCCCCAATAGATTGAGGTCCTTTTTGCTCAGGCATTGGATTAGGTATAGTGTTAACAGGCTCATTTTCAACCTCTAAAGCTTTCTCGTTTTTTTCTTTAGCTTCTTCGAGTTTGAGATCATCGACTTGCTCTGCTAAAAGAGTATTAGCTTTCGCAATACTTTCTTTTTGATCAGCAGTATATTTGCCGTTTTCGTCTGCACCTTCGAATATAACTTTAAGATCTTCACGAGTTTTAACGATATCTTGTTTAAGTTCGTCTACTTTACTCACTATTATCTCCTATAGTCTATTACTTATACTTCTATGTCTACAGTCTCGGCTATAAGCCTTTGACCTTCGACCCATTCGGCATCAAAATCTTCGTCAGTTGATTCGCTGTTATCCTCTGATTCTTCGGATGCTTCAGTGACAGGAGTCTCTTCAGCTTCTTCTTCCTCAGAACTGTTTTCGTCTTGAATTTCTTCTTCGACTTCAGCATCGATGGCTTCGTCAACTACACCGTTATTCTCATCGACTTCACCTTCGTCAGTTGGTTGCTCTTCTACTTCTGACTCTAAAACTACTTCATCACCGAACTCATCGACAAATGAGTCTAATTCTGCCCAAGCATCGCTGAGATCGTCCTGAACCGTGCGAAGTGCTTCAGTAGCTTTTGTGCCTAATTTTCTACCGTCTTTTTCACGGAGGGACGAAATTGCTTTCGCCCTTGTTATAAGGTTCTCTAATGCAGCAAGCACATCTTTGACCTCTTCCGAAAAAGTCTTATTGACTTCTTCTGAAACTTTTAAATCCTTTTCTTCTTCTTCAGCAGTTTCCTCAGCAATTTCTTCTGCTTCAGCATCCTCTTCTGGAGCTTCTTCTTCAGAAACTTCTTCAAACTCAGTGTCAATTTCATCTATAGTTTCTTCTTCTGCTGGAGCTTCTTCAACCTCTTCTTCTTCATTAGGATCTGGTTGATTCATACTTTCTGTCGTCATAACAGCTTTTGCATCTGTTAATTCTTCTAATAAATCAGTATTTGATTTTATAGCCATTGTGTATGTTTCTTGATTAGCTCCGACAAGAACAGGTGAAACTTCATAAACAGTTAAGCCTTTAAGATATCTAACATCTTGCTCTTCTTCACCGTCTTTTTTAAGTTTTCCATATTCAGAATCTTCAACTTTAAATCCAAAAGACCATTGTTGTAAATCGCCCATAGCTTTTACTAAGTTGTATGCTTCTTTGCCAGATTCTGTATCCATAAAAAACTGACCTTTAAATGTCGCTTTATCGTTGTCTTGTGAAATTTGACCTTTACCAATTGGCATATCCCATTTATGAGCCCATACCATAGGTACATCACCTGATTTAAAACCTGACTTAATTGAACCTGCTGTTACGATGTCGCCATCTGAATCTATTTTATCGAAGACTGAAAAGACGGCAGCGACTTCGCCTTTTTCGTCATTTTTTATCTCTAAGTCTATTGACTTAATATCAAAATTTTCTGACACTTAAACTCCTAAATATATAAAATTGCCAATTTCATATTAATTCTATCAGTAGACCTTAATTCTTAACGACTACTTTTACTAGATTTATTTAGTTATATCAGATATGATTCTTAGGGTTGAAATAGGCATTGTGACTCTTCTGTCTGTTCTCTTATGTGAGCCATCTTCCATTATTGCCCAGACCTGCATAGTAGCTTCTTTATCTTGACTATTTACAGATACAACTACACCGTGAACTGTTGACGGTGGTTCTGGACTTTTATCTATACTCCAAGATACAGATTGACCTGTTCTAACAGATTCTGCTTTCTTACTTGATTTTGCAGGATGACCTGATGGTAAAAGATCAGTATCATAAGGCTTTCTTTTAAATCTTCCAGTTCTTAATGCTCTTAAAAACCCGTTCACTCTGGCTAATGCCCACTGGTCAGCTGACCTAACATTGCCTCTAACTGAACCCGGATTTGTTCTATATGCTCCAACACCTCTATTAAATACTTTAGCTAAAGTTCCTGTAGTTGTTCTAAATTTAGGATTACCTGCATTATGTTTTGTAACTTTATCTCTTAAAATTTTTCTAATTCTTGCAGATACAGCTTTAATTGCCATTTCATCAGCTAGATCAGATGCTTTTTTTCTTCGTTCTCTAACTAATTTTTTTCTTTCATTAATTATTGCTTTCATAGCAGGAACTCCTATATTAAGAACTCCACCCCACTTTATAGCTGCAATAGTACCATTTAATCTTTTATCATTTTGATGTCTACCCATATATCGTTCTCTTCTTCTTACCCAATTAAGAACAGACTCGCTTCTATCACCTTCTTGATATTTAGACCATCTTCTAAAAGCATCATTACCAGTAAATGATGTTGGAGGATTACCACCGTTACCAGCAAGTCTCCAAATTTCTGGATAGTCTTCTTTCAAAGCTTTAGCATAAGCAAATGGAAATTGTTTGTATTTTGAATTTGTTATTCTTACAAGTTGGTCATCACCGGGACTTGGAAAGTTTGTAACGTGTTTACTTTTAGTTTTATCTTTGATAGCTTCTTCATATTCATCGTGTGTCTTGCAAGGCATAAAAACTGTTTTGCCATTTACATCGTGTGTGTGAACACCAACAGCACAAGATAATTCTTTTGATCTATTCATTGCTTCACCGGGATTATCAAATATATCTTCATCAAGTGCAGCTTTTTCTTCTGGACTATGCAAATCGTCACCTCTCTCGTACATTGCTTCTGCCTCTTCTAAGCTCACCTTAAGCTCCTCAACCATATTGTGTATGTATGCTTTTTTACTATTTTCATAAGATTCGTGAGAAGAACAAGGCATATAGTATGTCATACCTTCTATCTCGTGTGAATGAGAACCTTGACAACCTATTTGCTTTGCTCTTTCTTCAGCAGATTCTCTACTTACAAACATATCCATACCTCTTGTAGGTGTTACAGATATTGCTTGTCTAGTTGATTCTGGAACTGCATCACCAGTATCCATAAGATCTTTTTTTTCTAATTCTTCTTGTGAAACAAATGTTTGATCTATACTTGCTTGAGGAATTTCTAACGGATCATCTTGTCCGACAGGTATAGAAGTATCTTCTGCGTCCTCTTGTGCAGGAACTTCAGAGGCATTAACCTGTTGCATATTAAGTGGTCTAAGGTAAACATTGTGAGTATCATCGGCAGGTAGTCCTACTATATTTCTAGCTTCACCTATGGTTGCCCAACCACCACTTACAGCTTGATTCATTCTTTTATACAATTCATCTTGATCTTGAGATAAAGCTCTGACGCTTTCTACATCATACTTACAATAAATATTGTCATTGTTATCAAACTCTGGTAATAATTGATAAGTTAGTTCATCTGCAACTGTTCTCCATAAAGGAACAAGTTTTTGTTCTGTAAAATATTCTCTAAGTTCTCTTGTATTGTTATAAGTTGCTGAATTTAAACCTGCACCTAAACCTGCTAATACAGCAGGAACACCCATAACAGCTGCAACTCTTTCTTCAGGTAATCTTCTAAGTTCAATTAAATTCATATCTGTAGGACTGAATGAAACAACATCAATATTCATTGCTCCTGTTAAAACCATTGGCTGTCCTCTGTTAGCACCACCAAACTTTGTTTTATACATTTCAGATATAGCTTCTGCTTCTTCTCTAGTAGGTCCACCCATAGCATCACCTGATGGAGAAAGTATAACTCCCGGTATTGCCATATTATGTAATAAAGCAGTAGAGTATTGACCTGCTGCTTCGTCACCTAATATTTCCCTAAGAACAGTTTTGATAGGTGCGTAACCTCTTCGATGATCATTGGGGTCTATACCTGTCCTAATGTGAACTATATCGTTGACAGGAAGGTCAACTGTATCTGTAGTAGGTGTGTACTCGTAATGAGTAATTAATCTTTCAACGTTGCCTTTAGGTGTTACAAAAGAAGGCATCAAAGGTACTAACTGGACAACCTGTCCTTTTTTGTTTCTATTTTTATAAAGATAAGCATCTCCCTCAACACTTATTGAAGAAACTAAATAGTGTGAAAGTATTGCACCAGACATAAAAGGATTAGGTCTTTTAAATAATTTAGAAATAGGATGTTTAGCTAATTGCTTGTCTTGACCAGCTTCATCTTCTCTAAATACTTGTAATCTAGGTTCTGCAAAAGCTGTTGCCAATACTGACAAACAAGCAGCAACTGCGGAGTTACCAGAACCATTACCAATATCTTCTAATTTATCTGAAGGAAAATATCCTGATTGTGTGTTGTAACCATATACAGATCTATCTAGCGCGGAAGCTAGTGATTGATTAAAATTTAATCTTTTTAACTCTTCTCGTCCTGATGGAGTTAATCGTTTCGTAAATCTTTGAAACGCATTTAATTCGTCAGCCATTTATCTCCTAAACTAATAAGCAGTCCATTGTCTACGCTCGTTCAAGTTCAGGACACCGTATCCGAGTGCATCTACCATATCATCGTGTGCTCCAACTGGAAAGGTGAATAACTCTCTTTCCAAATCATCAAGCCAAGGAGCATCTATCTTAAAATAGACATCTCCAGCTTCCATCCTAGCAGATAAAGTCAATGCTCGTGCGACTTTATCCTTATCTGGTCTAACTTCTTTTACACGCATTCCTTGACGTTGTGCCATCTGAATTAAAGAAAGTTGAAATCCTTGTCTTTCCATAGTCACCCAACCAGCTTGATGTTTATCTATCATTTTTTGTATAGCAGTAAGTACATCGGGTCCTTCGTACCTTTCACGTAAACAATCTAAAACAATCATTTTATTGTCTTTGGTCAAAGCAATTGCTATAATAGCAGTATAATCTGCATCTTCATCAAGAGAAGTTGCTATATCTGTTGCTAAAAATATAGTGCATTCGTTTTTAAAATAAGTTTCTCCATTTAGTAAAAAATCTCCATTATCATCATATGACCAATATTCCATCCATTCAGGTTTAATCATACCTTGACCTGCTTCTACAAATTCTGCCATATACTCTTGAGCGAAAACAATAGAACCTACTTCTGTTTTTGCTTGATCTACTTCTTCAGGATCTATTCTTGGATTATCATAAGTTGAGAATCTAAATCTTTCCCAGTTGTCTGCAGTTTCTGCTGTTTCCCATAAATTAAAAAACCAGTTATTCATACCCATAGGTGTACTAATAAATAAAGCAGAACCTTTTCTTTCAGTCAATGTAGGTCTTAATACTTCTTGCCAAACTTCAGGTTTAACAAAAGCAGCCTCATCCATAACAATAAAATCTAAACCCTCACCTCTAAGCCTTTGTGGATTGTCAGCTGATCTAACAGCTATTTCTCCACCATTTGCTAATTTAAATTCCATATTGGCAATAGAAATTACAGGTTCTATTTCTTTAGGAAAAGATTGAGCTGTTGCTTGAATATCTCTCCATCCAACTCTA